CAGTACGAGCAGCAAGCTGGTAAAGGAAGAGATAAACTCTTCAACTACTTTATCGAACGTCGTCTCAAACTCCTATTAGAAAGCATTAACGAGTTTTAATATGCAAAGAACATTAGCGATCTCAGAGATCCTTGATCTTGTCAAGGAAGCCAAGGATGTACAGACAAAGGTTTCTCTCCTTCGTCAGTATGATAATGAAACACTTCGGTATATCCTTGAATTGGCATTCCATCCTAACGTAGGATGGTGGCTACCAGAAGGAGCTCCTCCTTATAAGCCGAGCGAAGTGCTCGACAGCGAAGGAAGACTCTATCAAGAGGCACGTACACTTCCTCTTTACCTCAGCGGCAATCGTCCTGACATTAAACAAGTTCAGCGCGAAATGCTTTTCATCGGTCTTCTCGAATCTCTTCATCCGAAGGATGCAAATCTTTTGATTGCAGTCAAGGATAAGAAAGTCGAAGGACTCAACATCGCAACAATTAACGAAGCTTTTCCAGGGTTAATTCCAAATGAGCAACACGGTTAAGCGTTTTAGAAAATACAATGAAGAATATGACGACTCGAAAAATACATCACACGATCATCGTCAGCATTTGAGTGAGAAGCGGCTTCGATCTGCTCTTCGTTCTAAAGCAAAAAGCACCCTTTTAGATCTGATAGAAGATGAAGATTATTAATGCCTATATACGAATTTAGACTCAAAGAAACCGGAGAAGTTTTCGAGGAATTCTTTAACTATCAACAGAAAATCGATTTTCTCGAGGCCAATCCAGACATCGAAGAGATTATAGGTGCACCTCATGTGATATCAGGAATAGCAGGAGTGACTCATAAGAATGACTCTGGCTTTAACGATCTACTCAATAGAATCGGTAATGCTAACCCACACTCCCCACTCGGTCAACAGCACGGTGACAAAGATATTAAAAGTACAAAGATCAGAGAGGCAGTGAATAAGGCTCGCAATAAAAAATAAGGACAACTAGTGCAACATAGCCAACCTCGTTTAACTAAGAGAGAAAAAAGAATCGCCAGACAAAATGGTGACACACAAGAAGGGCTGACATTTAAAACTCAAAATTTCAATTTAAAAAATATAAATCCACTCACAGAAAACCAGCGCATTGCGTTTGATGCTTTTGATGATGGAAAACATTTGATGTTGCACGGCATGGCTGGTACAGGTAAAACGTTTATTGCTCTGTATAAGGCCATCGAATCGATGATGGAAAATACCGGTGTACAAAATAAGATTTATATTGTAAGATCGGTAGTACCAACACGAGATATGGGTTTTCTTCCTGGAAACCAGAAGGAAAAGATGAAGGTCTATGAGGCACCTTACTATGCCATCTGCACCGAACTGTTTGATCGGTCCGATGCATACGAGATCCTCAAGCAGAAGAACGCAGTCGAGTTTATCTCAACGTCGTTCGTTCGTGGTATTACCATGAACAACTGTTTTGTTATCGTGGACGAAGTCAATAACATGACGTTCCACGAACTGGACTCGGTGATCACTCGTATTGGCAAGGGTTGTAGAGTATTGTTCTGCGGCGACTTTCGTCAGTCAGATCTTACGAAGGACCAAGAACGCAGCGGACTGAAAGACTTCATGCGAGTCATCGGTAAGTTGAATGATTTTGTACATGTTGACTTTCTCGAACAGGATATCGTTCGATCGAAATTAGTGAAGGAATATATAATTGCTCGTCAAAAACTCGGACTTCAACCGTAAAGGTTTCGAATACGATTTGCTAGACTTTGCGGAGCTGCAAAGGATAGATGGTCCAACACGTCTCTATGAGACGCCAGAAGGGAAGAGATATCCGTCTGTCACCGCCGTCCTCGGTAAGATGACTGATAAATCTGCACTTGAAGCTTGGAAGAAAAGAGTCGGCGAGGACGAAGCAGCTCGAGTTTCATCTCGGGCTGCCACTCGCGGAACGAACATCCATACGATGTGTGAGAACTACGTGTTAGGTCATGACATCGATACGTCGATGCCTCATAACATGATGATGTTCCGCCAGATCAAGATGATCCTTGACGACAAGGTCGACATGATCAGAGCCACAGAATGCACTCTGTTCTCTGATCATCTCAAGCTAGCAGGTTCATGCGACCTCATAGCAGACTACGACGGTCGTCTGTCGATCATCGATTACAAGACGTCTGCGAAACTCAAACGTAAGGAATGGATCGAAGGATACTTTCTACAGACCAGTCTCTATGCATACATGCTATGGGAGATGACAGGCATCTTAGTGAAGGACATCGTGATCATCATCGGTGTCGATGATTCTCTCGAGGCACAGGTGTTTAGGGAACGACCTCAAAACTACCTTGAGAAAGCGACCGATCTGGTTCGATCTTACCATCAAATGTACGGATAAGAAAATGCGGCTTCGGTCGCATTTTTTTTGACAATAAACATGTACAATATTTCGAAAACAATGTAAGGTGGACCTATAATCAAGAAGGAAAAAATATTATGACTCGCTTATTTGAATACATTCTCGCTCAAGATGATCCTTTCGATTTCATCTATGAAGCCCTCGGTGGAACTCATGGTGTTGAAACCATGAACACCTGCACTGAGATGTACTACGATATCTCTGCAGACTATCGTTTGCATCCAGATGATGACTTCGAACGCATCATTGAGATTATGGTCGATCAGATGGAGGTTGTATGACTAGTCCTGTTATCGGTTACTTCGGTCGCGACACCGTTCAGCGAGCAATCGCCGAATACTTCTCCAAGCATGGCATCACAGAAGATGTTCGTGACTATCTGATGGTCCTCGAGGATGAAAAGCCCGATGATTTTTTTCAGCTAGTTTGTGATTTTATCGAAAAATAAACATGTACATTTTATCAAAACTTTGGTAAGGTGGACCTATAATGAAGAAGGAAGCAAACATGAACAAGATTATTCAAGTTATCAGCGATATGAAGGCTACTATGACTCCTGCAGAGTTTCGCAACGAGATGCTCGCTAGCCTCGCTTTTCTCATTATGGCTCCAATCCTGTTCGCAGGTTTTTGGATCATTACTCCAGCGTAAATTAAACATGTACAAATAGGCCATTCTATGGTAGAATGGTTATACCAAATTGAAAAAGGAAACTATATTATGGCTCATATGATTGAATTTCTCGACGGCAAGGCTTCGATGGCTTATGCAGGCGAAACACCATGGCATCACCTCGGCACGAAGGTCTCGAACGACCTTACTCCGAATCAGATGCTGAAGGCAGCAAACCTCGACTGGAAGGTCAATCCAGTTCCTGCTTTCGCCGAAATCGGTGGCAAGCAAGTCGACATCGGTCACTCCGCTCTGGTTCGTGACGTCGACAACAAGATCCTCGACGTAATCACTAACGATTGGGTTCCTAATCAGAACGAATCAGCCTTCGAATTCTTCAATGATTTCGTTGCAGCTGGTGAGATGGAAATGCACACCGCTGGTTCGCTTCGCGACGGTCAGCTTGTTTGGGCCTTGGCAAAGGTGAAGGATTCCTTCGAATTGTTCAAGGGCGATCAGGTCGATTCCTATCTGCTCTTCACCAATCCGCATAAGTATGGTTGGTCGATCGATGTTCGCTTCACTCCAGTTCGCGTTGTTTGCAACAACACTCTGACTCTCTCGCTGAACAGTCAGTCGAGCAAGATCGTCAAGGTCAGCCATCGTCGTGAGTTTGACGGTGACGTTGTCAAGGAAACACTCGGTGTTGCCAAGGAAAAGCTTGCCAAATACAAAGAAATGGCTGCTTATCTTGGTTCGAAGCGTTACACTGACGAAAACATCGTCGAGTATTTCCAGCGTGTATTCCCTGTCACCGGTTCGAAGAAGGACCTCAGCAAGAATGCTGGTATCGCTCTCGAAATCATGGACCAACAGCCTGGTGCCGAGTTTGGCGAAGGTAGTTGGTGGCAGGCTTTCAACGCGGTTACCTTCATGACTGATCACATGATTGGTCGCAATGCAGATAATCGTATGACTTCTGCTTGGTACGGTTCGAACAAGAACCTCAAGACGAAGGCATTGGAAACTGCCATCGAATTTGCAGACGCAGCATGATGTTTGAGGTTAAGAGTCGGTCCCCAGAATCCTGGGGACCTCTTGCTTCTCTAAGCGAGAGTAAGTTCAATCAGATCCTCAACAGTCAGCCCGGTTCTACAAAGGATAAGATCAAGAAGCTCAAGAAGCTCAAGACGTATAAGGTTACATTCAAAAAGGTTTGGAACTCAGATAGCTTTGAGATTCAGGCTGAAACCGAATATGGTGTGCAGATTGCAGCTAAGCAATACTTTAAGCAGAATGCAGAATCTATCGGTTTCAAGGAACAAGCTCGTAATCAGTGGGCAGATGGTTATCCTGGTTATGATTCAATTAGTTATGTAAGAATAAGGAGTTAAGTTATGTTTTGGTTATATGGTTTTATTGCATTGCTTTTAGGACGGACGTTCTATGCAGGCATGAATTATAAGACTTTGTTTTATCGTGATCCTAAGCACTATGGTGAAACAGGTCAGCAGGTGTGTGAAGATAGAGTTGTCGGTTATGCTTTGAGAACATTTGCTGTCGCACTTACTTGGCCGATATCTTTGCCTTTGATCGGCATCTTCAAAATTGGTCAGAAGTTTGGTAGGAAGGAAGCTTAATATGTGGTTATGGTTAATTGTTGCTATTGTACTCTTTGCAGTCAGTACATATTGTATCGGGCGGTTTGATCTAGATGGTGGTGATCCAGCCGGTCTGTTGTGGGTATGTTTTCTTGGTTCGCTATTGTGGCCGCTTGTACTCACTGCCGTAGTTATTGGTGGTCCATTCGTCGGTCTCTTCTGGCTCGGTGATCGCAAGCGTGAGAAGCTCAAGAAGGAAAAATCTACCGATAATAAATAAGTGAATGGTAGAAGAAAATGGTACTTACTTTGTAGGAATGTCTTTCGAAACCGAGGATGACGATGAGATCGTTTTCCCGGTGATGTTCCACACGAAGAATTACAAAGAAGCGCTGACACTCACTCGATGCATTGCCGC